CCCCGGTCCCGCCCCTGGTATCGGCAAAACCCTGCCCTGACCTGCGTGGTTTCTGGTTTCGGGGTGTCCGCTCAGGTGGCCGATTCTGCCGATTGCGGCGGATCTCAGAGGGCCTGCCGCAGTGGAACCGGCCGAGCGTAAACGCGAAGAAGCCCCACCCTCCCGAAGGAGGGCGGGGCTTTTCGCACTGGGTCTGGAGGACCCTCTGGGCCGGGCGGGTCCTATCCGGAAGAGCTGGAGATCGGCCAGTGCGTTGGCCGGTCACGTGGGGCACAGGCCCCATCGTCCGGTTGGAGGCCGGGCGTTCAGGCTACCTCTGGACGGACCGGACCGGCGTCGAATGGGCGGCACCGGACGCCGCCGGACGATTCCGAACGGAACCGAACGATCTCGAACGGCGGTAGACGAACTTTTACGGTTCTGGACAGTGCGTAACGATTCATGCCGGTTGGGCATAGCACTAGAAATGTCGTACGACTCGCGAGAGTCTAGAGACATGACGAAGACGGAGATGCCCCAGCTGGCCGGAAGCCCCAAGCAGATCGCCTGGGCCGACAAGATCCGCGCCGGGCTCGATGCCGTCCTGGACGCCAACCTGGCGCGCTACGACAACGACATCGCCGACGGCTTCCGCCAGGTCCTCCACGCCGTCGCCGCCCGCCAGACCACCGCACGCTGGTGGATCGACAACCGCGAGTACATCTGGCTCGGCCTCCGCGAAGGCCGCACCGACGCCGACCAGGCCGAGATCAAGCGCCTCGAAAGCCTGGCCCGCGCCCGCCGCGCCGCGAAGACCGCCGCCCGTGAGATCACCGCCCGGGAACTTGCCGCCGAGTTGGGCGTCTCCCTCGCCACCGTCTACCGCCGCTGCCGCTCCGGCGCGGTCACCGCCACCAAGAACAGTGCGGGCCGGTGGGTCATCACCGTCCCCGCCACCTGAGAGGCCACCATGAACGAGATCACCATGAAGAGCGACCAGGCCCGCAAGGACTGGGCCATCGTCCTACGCCACGTTCGGAATGGCGGGTCCGTGCTCGTCCAGCACTACAAGGACGACATCGCCTACATCACCAGCCCGCCCGACCCGTACATCCTCACTCTCATCACTGCCGAGCCCGGCGACCAAGTCGACGGCACCCGCATCCAGGAGATGGGCGGGCTGGAGGCCAGGCTCCGGGAGCTGGGCGCGGGTGACTGGCTCGACCAGCAGGAGATCGGCCTCGTCTACGCGCTCCCCACCGGAGCCGAGATCCCCGTCGGTCGGTCGGCGTGGCGCGTCGCTCTACCCAAGGGCACCGAGCACGAACTGGCGGCAGCCGCCGCGCACGAACCCCAGGAGCCCGGCAGGACCAGCTACGTCGCCACGATCGGTACCGCCCCGGACGTCGTCGAGGGAGACTTCTGTGACGTTTCCGTCATCGAATGCGAAGAGGTCTCCGCTGGCTACGACGATGAGGGTGCCGAGATCCTGGAACAGCGGATGACCAACCGCGTCGCGATGCCCGCGCAGGACACCACGGTCCGCACCGATGACGAGGACTCCGCCGTCAAGGCCGAGGACGACGCCGAGCGAGTCCTGCTGGCGAACGGCTGGCGGGTGACCGGGGAATGGGAGCCCTCCGACAACTCGAGCTACGCGACCGTAGAGCTCGCCTAATCGGGGAACGCGAAGAAGCCCCGCCCTCCCGCGACCCGAAGGTCGAAGGAGAGCGGGGCTGTTGTCTTTGCGGTGCGACCGGGTGCGCCTCCCGGAGTTGAGAGTCCGGAGCTACACCCGAGTCCACCGGCGCGAGTTCCCGCTTCGACTAGGCGAACCGAGAGCTGGTGCACCAGCTCGTTCGTCGGGCGAGGCCGCGCAGGCCCAGGCTACCTCTGGACGGGCCGGAGCGGCGCGCGCTTGTCGTAGCTGGGCTGGCCGACCGGCAGGCCCAGGGCGAGGAGCCAGCGGCCGACGATGGGCCAGGTCTGCTCCAGGGTGCGCGCTGCCAGGTAGTAAACGCCCGTCAGGACGACGGTGACGATCTCCGTGACCGCGCCGGACGGCAGGTCCAGCCCGACCTTCGCGGCCCAGCCGAGCAGGACGCCGACGACGACGGGGACGATCGTGCGCAGAACGGATGCGAACATGGCCTCTCCCGAGGGGTGAAGGTGGTGTTGAGTTCCGCGAGGGCCTGGAGGAGAAGGGTGATCTCGCGGTCGTGCGTCGTGCTGATCAGTGGTCCCGGATTTGCTTGATGAGTAACTGCGCAGAGCTGCGAGTAGCGGGCATATCTGCAGGTCGGGGATGTCGATGGGCAACTGCCAGTTAGCTGCTAGTTGCTGCCAAATTGGCAGGTCAGTCGTCGTCCATCAGGTGACCGTCGCTTCCCAGGCTGCCGACCACGTGCGGATCCCGACGATGCCGTCCACGCCCAGATGCTTTTCGGCCTGGAACTTCCGGCACACCGTGGCCGAGTCCGGCCCGTAGTAGCCGTCAGTGACGATGGACCAGCCACGCTTGCGCATCTGCTTCTGCCACGCCAGCACGTCACTGCCGTGGATCAGGGGCTTCGCCACCTTCAGCAGGCGGCCCGCGAACGGCGGCGCGATCGGCTCAGGGACGGGCTTCCCGGCGCGCGGCGCCCCGGCCTTTACCCAGGCGTACAGCTTCGGCCCGGGGCACGAGGTCGAGTAGCCGTCCCGGTGGCCCTTGATCTCATCGCCCGCCAGGCCTTGATCGCGCAGCCACTCGATCGCATCCCGGATCCCGGACAGCATCGCCTCGGACGGGTCGACCAGGCCGGAGTCTCCGACCAGCCCGCATACGGCGTAATGGTCGCGGTTCATCCCGGGCCCGTTCGCTGCGACCAGGACGCCCGGGCCGCGACCGGCGAACACGTTGCCGTGCGGGCAGACCAGCGCCGAGTAGGCGATGTCCGCCCAGGCGTTGGCATCCATGTGGTGGCGCTGGATCGACCGGACCATTGCGGCGCAGTGGGCGTGGTCGGTCTCCAGGTCCAGGCCGACATGATCGCCGACGTAGTGGACCTTGACGCCGTCGGTGCCGGAGACGTGCTCGATGTTCTTCGGCTGGCGCGCGCCCCACTGGGATCGGGTGATCAGCTTCATCGGCGTTCTCTCCTCGTGCTCATTGGTCGACTGGGCATCCGAAGTTCCGGGCGAGCCGCCTGGCCTCCTGCTGGGCGACACGGCCGCGCTCGGTCGTCGGCGGCGGATCGTTGGTGGCCGACAGCGACAGCAGCGCGCACCACCGCAGATCCGCCCGATGCAGTGCGCGCTGGGTGTACCAGGTATTGGCCACCACGGCACCAGCGAGCAGGGCCGCCACCAGGAGCACCATGCCGACCGCGTACCGGCGGGCGGTCACCTCACGGCCCACTCGATGACGGCGATGGCGAGGATGGCGAGGGAGGCGACACAGGAGGATCCGAGGACGAGCCAGCGGTACCAGACTGTGCCAGCCACACCGCCGCCAGTGCCGCCGGTGCCACCATGAGAATGGCGAAGAAGGCCAGCCTTCCGAGGTCTGCCTTGCCGCTCAGCTCCTCGTGCACGACGCCCCACACCCCCAGCGCCAGACACACCACGTCCCGAAGGACCGTTAGCCACGGCGGGGTACGACTCCACACTCAAACTCCTGTCGGTCTGATGGTCATCGGCGTTCAAGATTGGTAAGACGCCTATCAGCGATCGCGGGCGGGCGGCGGTAATCGATCGCCGGGCCGTTCAGCGTCAGCTCGATCTCCTCGCCGCCGTCCGGTCCGAGAGCGAACGCGATCTCATACACCCGCAGGATCGTGTCCGTCTGCAGGTGCCCGGAGTACACGACCAGCCGCACCGGGTCGCCCAACCAGATGTGATCCGGCCCGCGCCAGTAACGCCTGCGCAGCCTGACCGACCAGGTAGGCCGCACCGTCTGGGATTGCTTGAGCCGCCAGTGCGCCCTGCCATTCAGGGAGTCCTGGGTGGTCAAGCCGGTGTCGGCGTAGACGGCGTCCCAGCGCCCCTCGGCCCGGTCCGCCAGGTCGGCGGCCTCGCGCTCGTCGGGAATCGTGGTGTCGGCACCGGTGTACCGGATGGCGTTGGCGTACTCAGTCGCCGTCACCTGGCGCTGAGCGGACACGACCGGGCCGCGGAGCTCCAGCACCTCGCCCCGGGAAACACCGCGCTCCTCATGCCAGGTGCGGAACTCAAGCGCCGACGCCGAGATCGGGACGATGTCCCAATCGAAGCCGGCCTCGACCTCGCTGAGCTCCTTGATCCGGTCACCGATCGAGTCGCCCACCTGGAACAGCCGGTCGCGCGTGACCCCCGTGGCGGTCGAGGCGTTACTGATCCCGAGATCCCCGCCCACCCGGGACTGCGTGTCGTTGATCATGTCCCACGCGATGTCGACCTGCTCCACATCGCCGTACACCAGGCGGCTCGCCAGCGTCGGCAGGACCGTCAGCTTCGCGTCGTCCAACCAGAGGATGTCCGTCGCCGGGGCCGTGCCCGTGGTCAGGAACACGATCGCGAACTGGGTGGTGGTGGCAGGCGCGACCGCGTCCTCATCCACCCGGGACCACGTCTCGGCCGTCAGGGTGAGCGTGATGCTGCTGCTCGATATGGTTCCGCCGCCGCCGTTCTTCCAGTCCACGCGCAACGTCACCGACCTTCCGGTGACGCACCGCATCCACCCCGACAGGCGGTAGGTCGTACCCGCGGACGCCGGGAAGTTGTCGCTGGTGATGCTCGTCGTGCCCGTGACGCCGTCCGGGGTGATGCGGCCCGACTTCAGGCGGTCCTGATGCTGGGAGTCGTCCAGCTCCAGCGTCCCGCCGGCACCGGTCCAGAAACCCAGGCCATCCTCGAAGGAGTCGTTCGCGTTGATGCCTCGGCCGGCGTACAGCCTGCGGCGGGTGAGCAGCGCCCGGTAGTCCAGGGCGGTGAGGCTCATCCGGTGGCTGTCTTCGTCGATCACGTCGCTGCTGCCGCCGATGCGGCCACGGAACAGCTGCCACACCACACCTTCCTCCGATGTCCACAGGACGTGTGCGTCGGTGGTCAGCTCGTCCAGGCCGGTGGCCTCGCGGTGGCGGCCGTCGATCCCGAAGGTCAATTCGCTCGGGTCCTTCAGGCGCATCGACAGCTTGCGGTCCGTCGCGGCGGTCAGCTCCTGGGCGTACCCGCCGGACGCCGGCCCCGTGAGAATCTGCCAGCGCGAGGTGGGCGCCGGTGCCGGGTACTCGATGGCGGAGCTGTCTCCGACGGCGGACGGGTGGATGCGCAGCAAGGTGGTGGCGACGCCGTACACGGTGCGGTGGATGGCGCTGATCGCAGCCGAGATCGCCAGGGTGCCGAGGGTTGCGACGCCATTGACCTGCCGCTGCCCGGTCGCGGCGGGCGTGACGGTGATGGTCCCGAGGGCGGCAACACCGGACACGGTCGCGATGTTGTAGTTGTCGAACTCGGCGAAGTTGTTCGTGCCGTCGTTGCGATGCGATGCGAGGCTGGTGGCGAGGTCGGTGTCGCTCACCCATGCTGGGGCGGTCACGGACCGGCGGGTCGTCCAGGTGTCGCCGTCCGGGCTGGTCTCCCAGAACATGGTTCCGGCGGTGACGCGCAGCCGCCACCACCGGTGCGGGGTCGCGTCGTAGGTCAGGGTCGTCGCGCCGGCGTCGAAGAACCCGGTGCGTGAGGCGAACGTGAGGTTCCCGGTCACGGCGTTGTAGCTGATGCCCGCGTCGGTGCCCGCCGTGGTGGTGAGCACCAGGAGTTCGGTGGTGGCGTCGGTGGTGGCCGAGGCCTGCGCTGCGGGGAAGACCTGCGCGAGGACCTTGGACCCGTCGAGGGTGTAGGTGGTGGCGGTCTTGGCCAGGTTGAAGGCGGTGTCGGTGGTGACCCGCATCCGGCCGCCGGTGATCGCCGCCCCGGAGGACCCCGGCCAGTTCGCCGCGAGGGTGTCCGTGGAGAAGTCGTCGCGCAGCGTGTGGGTCAGGGCCATGCGCTACGCCGCGATGGTGAACGGGACGGTGAGCGCGCCGATCGCGATGTTGAAGTCGTCGCCCGCGCCGACGGCGTTAGCCGTCATCGTGCCACTTCCGAGGAACGTTCCGGCCGTCGAGGCGGTCCAGATCGAGAAGTGCGTGTAGTCCTCACCGGTGCTGACGTTCGTCCACGCCAGGGCGACGGTGTTCGCGATCGTGCCCGATGCCGCGCCCGTGCCGAACGTCGCCTGCTTGCGGGTGGTCTCCCCGGCCGCGTTGCTGGTGCCCGCCGCTCCGGGGTCGCCGACGTGGAGCTTCACCCACACGGCGGCGTTGGCGTAGGAGACGTTGCGGCACAACGCGTCGAGCATGGCGTTGGCCTGGGATGCGGCGATTCCAACGGTCATCGATATCTCCTGGGGTCAGATGCCGACGGGCACGAGGCGCATGTAGCTGTGCTGCTTGAGGACGGTCGTGCCGGTGCCGCCGTCGCGGGCCCACTGGAGCTTGAAGGTGCCGCCGTCGCCGCCCCACACCTTCGCCTTGACCGTGATGGTCATGATCGTCGCGCCGGATCCGCCGCCGATGAGCGTGCTGCCCTCGGTGAACTGGTCGACGGTGACCGAACCCGACGTGCCCGTGGACGCGGCAGGCAGGCCCAGCGCGGACCCGTTGACCGTGCTGTTGGTCGGCACACTCAGCTTCCACTTGAAGTCGCCCGCGGCATCGGCGGTGTAGACCCAGATCGCCGACAGCTCGTAGGTGACGTTGGCCAGCAGGGTGACGCTCAGGGCGTCGTCGTCGGCGAGGGTGGTCGAGGTCCGGCCGGTGGCATCGCTGCCGCGGTCCTTGTAGATGGCCGCGGCACCGGAGTCCATCCGCCAGGCCGTGCCGTCGTAGACCTCGCGGATCGGGGCCCGGTCGGTGCGGCCGACCGTTTCGAACACCTGCGGGTTCTGAGGCCGGCCCGCGTCCGAGCCGACGGCATGCGGCCTGGTCGGCCACATGAAGGCACTGAGCCGCTGGTCGGAGATGTTCCCGTCGACCACGTTCGAGGCGCCGGACGCGACCGTGACCAGCGCCAGGGTGATCGCCGAAGCAGGCAGGGCCGGGGTGCCGGACCCGACGTCGGGCAACACTTCCAGCGTCCACTCATACGTCGAGTAGCTGCCGTTGTGCAGCTTGTCCTTCACCTGGGCGATGACGCGGTGGATGTGCGAACCGGAGACCGGCGGCGACGGGATGACCAGGTTGACCACGGCCGTGTTCTGCACGATGTACTTGCCCTGCAAGGCCACGTCATCGCCAGTAATGCAGGCGAATCCGGTGGCAACGTCCACGCTGAAGTTCGCGCCCGCTGCTCGCTGGCTCACGTCCAGCGACGCCAGGCCGATCACGCCCTCGGAGAGGATCAGCGCGTCGACGATCGAACGGAAGTCCAGGGCGGAGTACGGGATAGCGCTGTCGCCGCCGCCGGGCTGCATCATGATCGGCGTCTTCAAAGTCACAGCGATCCCCTTAGAGCCATACGGGCCGGTAGTAGATGACGGCCTGGGACCCGGTGGAGGAGTCGGTGCCGGTGAAGCGGAGGGATTGAAGGCCCTTCTGGAGCTGCCACCAGGTGTTCGCGGAGAAATCGATCATGTTCGTCCGGGATGCGGTCACCTCCGACAGCAGGTAGGCGGTTTTGTTCCGGGTCGATATCTCGATGTACTGGCCGGCCGTCAGCACCAGATCCGTGGTGAAGACGATCTCCTCACCCGTCGAGTCGTTGATCAATCTCGGGGCCGAGCACGGCCCGTACAGGCGGGCGACGATGTGGGCCGGCGCGTTGCCGACGTTGACCGTCTGCAGCGAACCCCCGGACGACGTGGCGTCCAGCGTCAGCGGGAAGGTGATGGGGAAGGAGAACCCGACCGAGCTGGGGATGTCGGAGCTGAGGGTCACGGTGGCCTCGTCGTCGGCCTCCCACCCGCCGTCGGGCACGCGCCATTGCACGAGGATGTTGCGGTGCTCCGGGGCCTGGTCGGCGTCCCGCGGGTCGGACCAGTCGCTGGACCGCAGTCGCAATCGGCGGACCTGCGCCCACTCGTCATCGGACACGACCAGGTACGGGCGGGACGCCGGGTGCAGGTAGCCGCCCAGCTCGTCCCTCCATGCGGCCGGGGTGGCGGTGGCCAGCAACCGGACCGCGCACGACGTCGCCCCGTACAGTTCGGTGGTGTCGTCCTCGCCGTCGTCGTCGGTACGCGGTGTCGACACGGCGCGGATGCCCGGGCCGGGCGCGTCGATGCCGAGCAGGACCAGGCCGTCGTCCATGCGCGGGTAGAGGATCATCTCCCGGTCGCCGTCCACGATGGCCGCAGCGGTGATGGCCATCAGAAAGCCGCCGCACGGATCTTGGTCTGGACCGCGTTCATCAGCATGTCCGTGTCGGCTTTGTCCCGCAGGGTGACGCCCCCCATGTTCACGGTCACGCCCTTGTTGTTGCTGGTGAGGACGTTGTTCTTCACGGGCGGGGCGACGTACTTCGGCACGGCCTTGGGTGCGGGCGGATTCACCAACGGTGTCGGGGCCTTCGGGTTCGGGCCTGGATTGTAGGGGACGAGCTTCACCTGTGACACGGCCACAGCCAGCTCGTTGATCTTGTAAGAGGCGTCGGCCAGTTCGGTGAGCTTGCCCTTGGCCTTGTCGACCCCGCCCGTCAGCGCCTTCAGCAGCTTCTCGACCAGCAGCTCCATGGAGTCGACCAAGGCCTTCTCCAGGCTCTTCAGACCCTTCAGGAACGCATCGCCCATCGCCTTGCCCGACCCGAACAGCGCATCGGCCCCGTCGAGACCGATGCCCTTGGCGATCTTCGTGATCTGGGTTTGGGCCGTGTTCAGGGCCGCGATGATGCTGCTCGGACCGTTCGCGAGCTCGGCGGCGATGGCCGCGCCGCCGTCGATCCCGGCGTCGAGGATCTGCCGGAGCAAGGCCTTGGACAGCCCCGCGCCCGCGAGCTTCTTGATGTTGGCGCCGAACTCGCGGATGGTCGCCAGCCGGGCCTGGAGACCGGCCACCAGCTGCCCGCCATTGGGGGCCGCCCCGTCGTCGCCCTTGATGTTCGTGATCGCCGCATAGTTCAGGACGGACTCGGTGATCTTCTTGGCGTAGTCCGTGATCTCCTTGATCTTGTCGACTACCTCAGCCCGTTCCTTGGCCAGCGTGCGGAGCTTCTTGTTCGTCGTGGTCAGGTAGTCGACGAGGCCGTCGCGCTGCCCGGCATTGATCGTCCCGGCCTTGAACGCGTCGTTGATCTTCGCGCGGATCTGCTTCACGACGTCCGAGATCTCATCCGCGCCCTTGGTCAGGGCCTGGCGGAGCTTCTTGCCCAGGTCGCCGATCGGGACGAGTGAGATCGTGCCCTCGCCGAACGCTTTCGTGATGGTCTGGGTGACCTCGCCGAGCTTGCCCTTGAGTTTGACGGTCTGGCTGTCGATCCCCTCGATCAGGCCGCCCATGATGGCGACGCCAGCGGGGCGCAGCAGCTTGGCGTCCTTCTCGGGCGGACCCTTCCAGTCGGGGATCATCGAGGTGATCGCGCCCAGCGCGCCGCTCAGGCTCGGGATCGCCGACTTGATACCGGAGACCAGGCCGCCGATGATCGACTTCCCGATTGCGATCATGCGGGGCACGACCGCCGAGAGGATCCCGGTCATGCCCTTGACCCAGTTCCGTACGGCCCAGACCAGCTCGGGCGCGACGATGTTGAGACCGGCGAGCACCGCCTTGCCGACCGCCGTGGCGGCAGCCTTCACCCCGCCGACAGCCGCCCTGAGTGCGCCGGGGATCCTCGCCCCGATCTTGATCATCACCACTTCGATGTCGTCGTACAGAGCGCCGAAGACGTCCTTCACCTCGTCCGCGATGTCGTTGAGGGCCAGCCCGAACTTGATCGCCCACTGACCAAGCGCCGGGCCGGTCTTCTCGGGCAGCGACCCGAGGCTCTCGACGATCGAGGTCGCCGTCTCTTGGGCCGTCTGCCCGAAGTTCTTCAGCGAGGCCGACGCGTCCCCGTTAAGGAACTGCGTGAAAGTGTCGATCGCCTTGGCCGTCAGCTCGACCGCCAGGGTTATCCCATCGATCGCCAGCTTCAGGGTGTCGGTGAAGATCCCGGCCAACGTCTTCAGCGCGTCGCCGAGGGTGGGCAGGTAGGGCTGGATCGCCTGAATGCCCTCGCTGATCAGGTTTCCGATGGCGTCGACCAGAGGCTGGAGCGATTCCCCCAGGTGGACGAATGCATCCTTCAGCCCCACTAGGGCTGGGCGGATCACATCCCATGCCGTAGTGAACGCGGTCTTCACTGCCTCCCAGACACCGTTAACGACGTCGCGGAAGGTCTCGCTGTTCTTGTAGGCGTAGATCAATCCAGCGACCAGCGCGCCGATGGCAATCACGATCAGCCCGATGGGGTTGGCCGCGAGCAGAACGTTGAGGACGCCTTGGACTGCAGACCACACGCGCAGCGCCCCGACGATCCCAACGATGGCCGGGGTCAGGGCGGCAAGTATCGGAGCGAGCGGTGTCAGGATCCCGGCGACCAGTTGGCCCAGGACGGGCAGCAGCGGGGCGACGGCCGTGAGGATCGTGCCGAAGGATGTAGCCATGGCGACCAGGGCGGGGCCGAGTGCGGCGATCACCGGCTGCAATGCCACGCCGAGCTGCTGAATAAACAGCTGAAGCGGCGGGCCCAGTGCGGTGAAGACGGGGGCGATCGCCAGGAGGGCCTGAGCTAGCAGCGGTGCGGCCGTGGTGGCCAGCTGGTTCATCGTCTGGAAGATCGCGCGCAGCCCGGCCTGGAACGCAGGGTTCGCCGACACCTTGGCAAGCGCTCCGGTGATCGTCTTCAGCGTGCCGACGAACCCGCCGCCGGACACCTGAGCTGTCTTGAAGATGTTGCTGACGATGGTGAACACGTTCTTGGCGACCGCGCCGAGTTCCTTCAGCAGGCCGACCGCGACGTCGATGGCATCACCGATCGCGCCGGACTTGAACGCGCCACTGAGCGCCTGAGACGCCTTGGTGGCCACGTTGCCGATGGCCTTGGTGAGCCGCCCGAAGGCAGGAGCGGCAGCGGCGGCGAGCTGCACGAAGGCGGTCAGGACCTGCCCCGGAACCTTGGTGAGGTTCTTCAACCCGCCCGTCGCACCATCGACCGCAGCACCGAGGGTGCCGTTCTTGGCCAGGGACCTTGCCGCGCCCATCGCGTTGAACGCCATGCCGTTCAACGCCCCGGCCGCTTCGACCAGGCCGCGCTTCAGGTCCGGTAGGACGGCGGCGGCCGTGGTCTTGAGGGACGCGCCGAGGTTCTCGAACAGCCGGTCTTGGACGGCCGTCTTGATCCCGGCCAGGGCGGGCTGGAGCGCGCGGATCTCCTGGACGAACGCGCGCGCGTTGGGCGACAGCTTGGCCAGGGCCGCGGCGTAGGCCTCGGGATTGCTCGGGTCGAGCGCCGCCGTGGCCGCCTCGCTGACACCCTGCATCCCGATCTTGAACGCGCCCATAGCCAAGGCGGCGGCACCGATACCCGTCGCCGCCACAGCCGCAGCCGGAGCGATCTGAACGAGGGTCGCGACCAGGCCCGCGGCGACCGGAATCGACGCGCCCAGCCCGGCGGCCACCGTCCCGATGGACGCCGCCGCCTGCCCCGCCGCCGGGGCGAGACGGCCGAGCATCGACGTCAGCCGGCCGCCACTGTCGCCGGCGGCCGCATTCCGGTCGTTGAGCCGATCGACGGAGTCCGCAGTACGGTCCGCCTCGCGGGAAGCGGACCGGAACGCACGGCTGGCGTTGTCGGTACCCAGCAGGTTGAGCAGGACGGTACGGGCCATGGCTCACCCCCTGGGCGTCGATGTTCAGTTGTCGTCGGGGAACTCCGGCCGCGGATAAGTGGGGTACTGGTCCTTTTTGGAATGGACGGCGGCGTACCACTCCCAGATGTTGGCGAGGATCTCCGCCTCAGGCGTCCAGTCAGCGGCCTCGCCGAGGATGGACCGTTTCGTGGCCGAGTTGCGCGGGAGGTGCTTGATGAAGTCCCGCAGTTCGCGCCAGGTCATCTCGCCCATGACGAAGCGGCGCATGGTCATGCCGTTGCGGTAGTGGCCGAGGTCGAAGTCGACCGCTCCGTGATGCTCCGCTAGGAACGTCCGGAGCGCCCAGATTCCCCCACGCTGATCCCGCAGTGCGCCGTGTAGTCGTCGACGATCCGGCTCATCAGGCCGAGTGGAATCGGAATGCTGTTGAACGCCTTCCACCGTTCCTCGCCGAGAGCGAGGGCGATGATCGCGATGTTGTCGTTGTCCGCTTGTGCCTGGTCGATCTCCCACGAGTCGAGGGACTCGACGTGGGCGAACACCCACTCTTCGCCCTTCCAGGTGACCCTGAACGGCTCCAGATCGACTTCGGCGGCAATCGTGTCGAGGTTCACGCTGGACGGGACGGACTTGCCGCCGGGGCGGGTGGAACGGGTGTTGGTCCTGCGCGCGGGTGGCATGACTAACCTCTTTCGATCTCGTCGGCGATGGAATCAAGGACCTGCTCAGCGGCCCGCTCTGCGCGGGGAATGAGCGGTGCGACGGTCCGGTAGAAATACGGGTGCGGGGCCTGGGTGAACCACGGCTCGGACCCGAACGTGGGGTGCCGCCAGCGGCCCTCACCCTCCATGTAGCCCGGCAGGGAACCCTGGCCCGGTGGCATGCGGCGGGGGTTCACCCACAGCTTCACGCCCGCGCTTCCGCCCGTGGTGCGGACGGCGACCTGGGTGGCGCTGGACATTTTGCGGCGCAGTGACGGGCGGCCGCGGGCGGCGCTCTGGCCCTTGGAGGGGATCGCGAGGATCGCCGCCCGGACCGGCGGGATCATCTCCTTGGCCGCGAACCGCAGTTCGCGCCGAAGCCGGGCGTTGATCTCCTTGCGGTCGGCGTGGCCGCGCAGATCCCTGGCCAGCGCCCGCAGCTCCCTGCCGCCGGTTACCGACAGGTATCGGCCGGGCATCGGCTACGCCGGGATGGTGACGTTCTCGGCCGGGGCGGACGTGATCGAGAACATGATGTCGATGACCGCCGCCTCACTGCCCTCGACCGACCGCGTCTTACCGAGGGAGGCGACCCGGACCGGGAACACGTCCATCAGATAACCGGCGACGTCCCCGCCGTCCAGCCACACGATGAACCCGTTTGTGCCGCGCGGCATCAGGGTGCGGGCGTCCACGCCCTCCAGGTCGGCGTACATGGTCAGGCTGGAGTCCTCGGCCGACAGACGACCAGGGATCGAGCCGGTGAACAGGTTGCCCATGTCCGGGGTGGGGACCTGCTCGGCCGAGATGTTCCACCCCTCGCTGGCGGAGTTCTCGCCGACGAGGTTCGTACCCGCGTTCAGCTCGGCCCTGGTGGGCGCGGCCTTGCTCGAGATCGACGTGACGAAGTAGATGTCGGTGGTCTCGGGGTTGATGTACCGGGTCGACGCGGCAATGTTCGAGGCAACCATTACTCACTCTCCTTGCTCATGCGGCCGCGCCGCTTCGGAACTTCGGGGTCGTCCACCGCAGGTGCGGCAGGCACTTCGGCGGGCGCGGTCTCGGGGGCGGGCTCGTCCGGGACCCAGCCGGCGGCGGCCCAGTGGGACATGGACTGCTCGGGGACCTCGGTGACCCGGCCGTCGTCCAGCGTCGGGTGCTTGATCTTGATGAGCTTCATCAGGCACTCGTACCGAGGATGGCCACGTCGTACGTCACGCCCGTGGTGCCAGCGGAGTTCGTGATCGTCAGCATGTCGCCGGTCGTCGCGGTCACGCCGTAACCAGCCGCGTTCGGAGCGACGAGCAGGAGCAGACCGCCGGGCTTGACGACGACGACGTCGGTCGCATCGGAGACCCAGTTCACGAACGCGGCGGACGCGTGACCGCCCACGAGGACATTGTTCGTGTTCGCCGCAGCGGCCCGAATGAGGAACGCCTTGACCTTCACGAAGGTGATCGCCGCGCCGAACGCATCGAGGAGAGTGCCCGCGAGGTCCAGGTTCTCCGTGGCGGACGCGGCCAGGGTCCGCGTGTCGGCGAACATCTTGTCCGCCTGGTTCGCGCCCGTCCCAGACGACAGCGGATAGTGCTGTGGAATGACGACCGGAGACGAAACGGTACTGAGATCGAGCGCCGACGTGAGCAGCCCCTCAAGCTGCACCGTCACACTGCTGGTCAAGGCCATGCGGATTCCCCTTTCGAGGAGGAAGGAAGGACCGGCAGATCAGCCGGTGGTGCGAACGATCAGGCGCAGAACCGCGCCGAAGTCCCGGACACCCACATCCCGCGACAAGGTGATCCCGTATGACTCCATGCGATCGATGCGTGCGGTCGTCCGGGACAGGTCGCCCACGAGACCGAGCTTCGGGTTCTCATTGATCAGCTGCCGGATCGAATTCGGGCCCGACAGGGCCAGGTAGGCGTCCAGCGAGTCCTGGGCGACCTGCAGATCCGCACCCGACACGAGAATCACCAGGTCGAACTCGTACACGTCCTGACCGGTATTGCGGGCCAGCTGGGTCGTGAACGTCGCCGTGGCCGGCTGAATCAGCAGCGCCGGATAGTTCGGGTTCGTCTCCGAGGTGAACGTGTAGACCGTCAGGTCATCCACCGTGGACAAGATGTCGTAGAGCGCCGTGCGGAGCTCGGGCAGGCTCGCCATCAGCCGACCAGCCTCTCTTCCGGATCCGCCTCGGCGAAGTAGGACGGGCAGGAACATGGGAGCTCGTAGGAGTCGCGGCCCTGGCACTGCTGACCGCTGGCGTGCTGCTCGGGCATGTGATTGCACGAGCAGGAAACCTGGTAGCCGTAGTAGGCCAGGGCCTCTTGCGCGTTCACCCGACCATCGGACGCTGGAACGGGCCCAGCAGGGCGATCACGTCGGGGTCCTGGCGGCCGATCCGCACCACCCCGAAGTCGCCGAACCCGGCGACCCCGTTCGGGCTGTTCCTGCGGCCGAACAGGGCGACCGCCCGCAGAACCGTCGCCTGCGTCACCTCGTCCGGAACGGCGCTCCAGCCGAACTTCGCCGTCACCTGCAAAGCAGGACGGCGAACACGCAACGGGAACCGCTTCGAACCGATCGCGACCAGCTCCCGCCAGGCATAAGCGCCACCGTCCGCCGAGGCGTTCAACGGCTCCAGCTGAAAATCCGTGTCGACCGTCCACGACGTCTCATACGTGCCATCGGCACCAGAGTCCGTCTTCACCAGCAGCCCGGTCGCCGTACTGATGTCATCGACCCGCACCGAACAGGACTCCTCCGGCCGGTACGTGCGCACCTGCACGGAGGCGTCCTGCCAGAACCGGCGCCCACACCACTTGTCCACCGCACGGCTGGTCGAATTGATCGCCCGCTCCAGCAAAGTCACGTCGACCTTGATGTCGGCGTCGGACAGCTGACCCCGGACGTCATCGACCGTGCAATAAGCGTGGACCAGAGCCATCGACTACCTGACCGGCGTGCTGTGGCCCGACGACACGATCGTCGCCGAGTAGACGCCGCCCGTCGCGGGCGAACCCGTGACCGTGACGACCGCCCGCAGGTAGCGTCCGCTGCCGGTGTAGCCGAGGACGAACACCGCCTCGTCGTTGGCCGAGGTCACCGAGATCGCCGACCCCTGCAGATCGGCGGCCACACAGTCCGTCCAGTCCGAGTCGTTCGGAGAGTCCTGCAGCTTGAACGCATGCGTGCCGTCCGTGACCGTGCCGACATTCACGATCAGCATCGAGGAACGGAACTGCTCGGCGGACAGAAGCCTGTCGACGGTGGTCCCGTTCGCACTGGCCGTCCTGGCCAGGGCCGTCAACGACAGCGCCGGCAGGCACTCGTTGTAGATACTGCGCCTCATGATCCGTCTTCCTTCGCCGTCTTGGCACGGGCCGGCGTCGGCCTGCGCAGGTTCCGCTTCTCGCCGGGCTCGCTGGTGGCCTGCTCGACGGGCGCGGCCGTGCGGTCGGACACGTAGGTCTCGACGTCCTCGAAGTTGTCGGGGTGTTCGGAGACGATTGGATCCGACTCGTCGACCAGTACGCCCGGGTTGAAGATGCGGGGCTGGCCGTCGCGGTAGACCACGAACGCCGCGTTGCATCGCTTGATCGCCATGGCGATCCCTTCTCAGCACGAAGGGCCCGGACGGATGCCCAGGCCCTTCGCTTGCTGTTCGATGGTCGATTGTGACTCTACGTGACGTCAAGGATGCGGAAAGCTCCGTCCTGGACGGAGTCAGCCCCAACGCGATAGTGGGCGTACCAGCCGCGCTGGCCGGACGGGCGGTTGTTGCTGGTGTGGAACAGGTGCGGCAGGAACTCGACCTGCATGCCGACCCGGTCCGCGATGACGTAGTTCTCGAAGTCGCCGTAGATCAGGGTGTAGTTCTCGCCCGACCCGAACGTGCCGTCCATGTCCTCCGACTCCAGGGCGGCGCGGCCCAGAAGCTCGGGCGGCACGTCGGCGCCGATCCGCTCCCACATCTGCGCACCGCCGCCAGTGTCGAACTGGCGGATCAGGTTGTAGGTGGTGCGGTTGGCCAGCCACGACGCCTGCGCCCGGAACCGCGCAGGGAGGGCGTTGTCGAGGGCGTACACGTCCGCCGCGGCGAACGCGTTGGCGCCCGCGCTGTTCACGATGACCGTCGGCGAGCTGGCGACCAGGGCGGTCACGATGCCGGTCGGCTGAGCGGAGCCCGACCCGGTGGCGAACGCCGCGGCCTCGAGGGTGTCCTTGCCGAAGGCCAGGAGGCGGGCGACCTCCATGGTCACGTTGGCCTCGTCCTCCAGCGCCTCGATGCTGATCGGCACGAAGCCCGCGGCCTTGTAGACCGGGACCGTCGGCTGGGCGAAGGTCGTGGTGTCGTCGGAGACCTCCGCGGCCTCGGCGTCCCAGGACCAGGAGACGGCACCAGAGGAGACGCCGTTCCAGATGTCGCCGGTCGCGACGACCTGGCGGGCGACTTGGCGGATCTGGTTCCGGGATCCGTTGCTCGAGATGATGACGGTCGGGTCCAGCTGGAACGGCACCAGGTAGCCGCCGGCCGAGTCGGTCAGCGACATGGCCCGCTCGAGGGCGACCTGCTCGTCCTGGGTCAGGAGGTGCTTACGGTCGCCGGCGCACTTGGACCAGGCCCGCAGGTAGTCGGGGCTGGACGTCGCCAGGACCATCTTGGCGATGCGGCTGTCTCCGTCGTCCCACCGCTCCACGATGCCCGTGCCGGCGGACCTGATCTGGTCGTCCGCGCCGGACATCTTCTCGATGGCCGACAGGGCGCGGGCGCGCAGCTCCGCATTCACCTGGCCCTTGGACCGGCCGTAGGTGCGGATCTCGCTGAGGTCCCACGGGTTGCGGAACCGGCACTCCTCGACGGAGTCGGGGTTCAGAATCGGGTCGGTGTCGTAGCCGTCCGAGCTGTAGGCGACCCCGCGCTCGGTGCGCGGCGCCGTAGCGGTCGTGCGGGCGGTGGTGGTGACCGATGCCGAGCGGACCCGTGCGAGCGCGGACTGACGCTCCAGGTGCTGGCGGTGGTCGTCGGTCTCCTCGAACTCACGGGTCAGCTCGTTGAAGAGCTGCTTGTCCTCGGGGGTCAGCTTGTCCTTGCCGCCGAGCCTCTCCAGCTCCGCGGTGATGTCCTCAAGGCGGATCAGTGCCTGGGGATGTGAAAGCTCCATTACTTGCCCTATCTGCGATGGTCGCCAGGTGTGCACGCATGTCCGAAGTGATCTCTTGGATCTCGGCGCGAAGGCGGTCCTGGCTGGTCGTCGGGGTTGGCGACGGGTGCCCATCGGAGGGCGGCGCGTCAGTGCTCACGGCCGGGTGCCCAGGTTCGAGCGGCGCAGCATTCGAGCGGTCTTCCTCGTCGGCCGGGTGCTCCCTGAAGAGCGGCGCGGCCGGGCCGAACAACAGAGCCCGCGCCACATCGCGGCGCAGCTCCGGGTCTGATAGGTCGCCAGGCGTGGGGGCCTGGACGACCAGAGAGCGGCAGAGTTCGCGGCGCAGGTCGCCGTCGCTGCGGATGGTTCCGGCGAGGGCCTGCGCGCGCATACCCACCGAAGTCCCGGCATAGGCGGGGAACACGACCGGGCCGAGCTCGTGCAGCTTGACCTCGATCAGGGTTCGCGTGAGGGGCCCGCGGTCGCCGGGGTTCCAGAGGAGCTGGTCAACCTCTTCGGTCCGGACCACCTTGTCGTTGACGTCCCGCCATTCCTCGCGGACGACGGAGAACCTGAACGACATGCCCGTGACCGAACCCTCGGCGATCGCGTCCCTGACCGGCTGCATCAGCCAGTTATCCGAGATGCGGGCCTTGACGGGCAGGCCGCGGTCGTCCTCGGCGAGCTCCTGAATCGCGGCGATCGGCAGGCTGCCGATCAGCGGATGCCTGCCGTGGTCGAACTGCATGACCGGCATCCGCTCGCGGATCGACTTCTTGAACGCGCCCTGCCGGATCTGCTCGTAGAAGCAGCCCTCCCAGGAGTCGATCATCGTCGGTTCGCCGAACATGGCGGCGTAACCCTCGAGGGTCAGGCCGTCGCCGTCGCCGTCGCCGGATCCGGTCCCGCCGTCGTCTCGGAGTTCGAACGGAACTGACCGTTCGAGAAGCTCTCGTGCGCTCACGGCGCAGTCCCTTCGTCGGGTGGTGTATCTGTGGACGGCGCGGCCGCTCCGCTGCCCAGGGCCTGCAATTGCACGCTGAAGTAGCCGCTGTGCTGCAGGAGGTTCATGTCGCCTGCGGCCATGGCGGTCTTGATCGAGTCGGCGGTGTATCCGGCGTCCAGGTAGGTGCGGCGCGTCCTGGCCTCAAGGTCCTGGATCTCCGCTTGGTCCTTGGCGTCCTCGCGGAGGAACGGGACGTCGCGGGCGTCGTACCAAAGGCGCGCACCGGGTGGGGCCGACAGGATCTGCTGCATACTGCCCGCGGCGTTCATCCACAGCGGGTGCATCGTGTTGTCGGCTAGCAGGCGGCGCGCGGCCCCGAAGTTGCCCTCGTTGAGGCTGGAGCCGCTCAGGCCTTCGGAGAACCCGACGATGACCGGCGGCACCCCGGCAGCGGCGGCCAGGCGGGTCTCACCGCGGCCCTGCGTGGCGGTGAACGCCATCTGCTCGAAGTCCGAGCCGACCACCGTGGCATCGGCACCGGCCGCCAGGTGCATGGTCTTGTACGCCTTGTCGACGCCGGTGTTCTTCTTGTCGAGGAGCTTCATGTACGCCTCGAACTTCACGGGTGTCATGGACGCGTCGTACTTGACGATCATGTTGGGCGTGGCGCCGTTCTCGAAGAACTTCGCCTGATGCCGCGACATGAGCTTGTCGTTCAACAACTCGCGGATCACCGGGGTCAGCCACGACATGCCCCGGTAGGTGGCAAGCGGGTCCTGCTGCGGCGCGAAGTGGGCGACCTCGTCGGGCAGCAGCGGCACCGCGGTGCCGTCAATGCCGCCCTCGCTGTAGAGGTAGCCGATCTTCCGGTATCCCAGGACGCCGCCACGGAACCGGCGCGGCTCCAGGACGATGTCGACCCAGTCCGGACGCAGCCGGATCAGCTCGTCCTCCTGGGCGGTCCAGTAAGAGTTCCCGGCGAGGTCCGCGTCCTGGATCATGCGGATCATCAGGTCCTGGGTGGTGCCGCCCGGCCAGGGCTTCTCCAGGAGGTTTAGCGTCGGGTTGCCGAACAGGTCGCCGGGACGCCCGCCGCGCATGTTCTGGAACTGGAACCGGACCGCACTGAAGGCCCGCATGCGGACGCCCATCAGGGCGAACACGGGGCCGTTGCTGGCATAGGCCTGAACCGCGTAGGCCTGGAGGTCGTTGGGGGCCTTCTCGCCGGGGCCGCCGTTGAGGGTCTGGGTGACGCCACCGTTGTAGCCGTACATGCTCGCCTGGACGGCCTGGGCGTACTCCTCGACCGTCGTGATGTCGCGCTCCTCGACGGGCGCACGAGCGGCGGCCATCCGCTGGAGAAGGCCCATCAGGGCCGCTCCCAGCGCTGATCGCTCTGGTTCCAGCACAGAGTGCCGTCTGTGGCCAGCGCCCCCAGTTCGTTCAGGTCCGAGAGGCCCAGGGCTTCGACGTCGGCCAGACCGGGCCAGCGGCCGGTCCACACCTGGCCCCATCCGACGCCATTCGGGCAAGAGCAGCCGATCCGCTGGAAGCCGCACGTAGTGCAGCGTGCGACGTCGCAGCCGTCGTCGTGCGGCATCCCGGCGGTAGCCGCACAGTCAGGGCAGTTTCCGGTCTCGCTCGGCGACTCAGAGGGCGACTCGGCTGGGTCGGGGCGGAAGACGTCGATGCCGAGAACCCCGCTGACGACCACAACCTTCACGCCAGGGAATGCCTTGGCATAGGCCGCCAGCATCTGACTTGCCATCTCGGCCGCGATAGTCCGGTCCATCCGAACGATTACGGTGTCGCCGGGGCGAATGACCTGAGCGTCGCTCACACTGACCACCCAGCCCGCCCCAGAGCGCGGAGTGCGGCATCCCAGTCCACTGGCGGGGAGAACTCGCTCAGATCGGCCGTGCGGCACTCACCGGCACGCTGGAACCTCAGGCCGCTCTCCAGCGACCAGAGGGGCGGAGAGGAGATCGCGGCGAGAAGTTCAGTCGGGCCAGCGCTCTCAATCGACCCGGAGCCCGTGATGAGCAGTTCCTCAAAGAACCGCTCGGTCGCCTGCCTCAGTGCCTGGTGGACGGGTGCCCAGTCCGGGCACATAAAACTCCCCGGCTGGACCTCGACCAGCAGGCCGCCACACCCACAGAAGCAGATGGCCCGGCCGGACCCGTCGAATTCGATGACGACCGGGAAGCCGAACTTCTTCACGGAGATCTCGTTCACGCCGACCACCCCTTCCGGATCGAATTCCTGCCATCGCGCCAGCCCACGACCACCGCAGCCCACGCCCACACCCACACCGCCACCACAGCCCCGGCCACCACACCAAGCACATAGGGCAGCAGCGCCAGGGCCGTCAGGAGCACGCTCAGCAGGCCCAGGGCACGCTTACGCACCCAAGGGGCGGAGAACTGGGGCAAGGTCGCAGTGGTCACCGGGACTACAGCGGCCGATTCGAGACGTAAATGTCGACCGTGCCCGTCTTGGCGTTGCCCGCGTTCGCGATCGTCAGCGTGTAACCGCCGCCATGCAGCCACTGACGGACAAACGACACCCCGGAAGTATTCGAGATGAAAGGAACCGTGTGAGCAGACGTCGCATTCGACAGGTTCGCGCCCTCGCCGCCCATCACATCGTTGCCATGGGTGTCACACAGCAACGTCAGGTCATAGGCGTCCGTCGGCTGAGTGCCGCCACTGCCCGGGCTGAACGTGACGGCCACGATCGTTCCCTGCCCGATCGGCGCCGACGTGCCACTGACCACCCCCGACGCGTCAGATGTCCACGCCAGCGAATACCGCTTCACCTGCTGACTCGTAGAACCCTGCGTCGCCGTCACCGAACCGGCCATAGCCGACCTCCTGTCATGTCCATGCCACCCACGGCTCGGTCTCTTCTTCGATCAGGTGCGCGTGCGTTGCGTGGCCCCATGCGGCGAGCGTGACGGCGGTCAGTGGCGAGATGTCGATGAGCGAGGACCTGCGCGACCATCGGTGCGCGCCGTCCCCAAGGTCCACCTGCGCGGCACCCTTGACGGCGTCGTCCAGCGGGCGCTGCCCGGGATGGCTCAGCGTGGGCTCGCTGTCCTTCGGCGAGACACCGTCGGTGAAAGAGCCGAACGCCTGCGCCTCATCGCTCGTCGAGGGCTTCACGACCTCGATACCTGCGGCCTCGATGTCGGGGATCAGCGACCCGGCCGGGCTGTTCTTGGCCACGACCACGGCGCACGGGTTGTACTGCTCGACCCGATCGACCAGCCACGGCACCACCCAGGCCGTACCGCGCTGGTAGGCAGCGAGCTCGACGTAGGTCTTGCCTTCGTATCGGCCGGCCACGCCGATGCTGGCGTGCGACCGCTCCGGGTTGACGTCCACCGCGAAGGCGACCGGCTTCAACAGGTCCCGATCGACTGGCGTCACAGCGAGTGACTCCCAGGCGTGGCGGCCGATGATGGCCCAGTCGGGCACCAGGGACTCCACGCGCTGGCACAGGCACTCCGTGCGGAACACCGCCTCAGGGTCCGTTGACAGCGCGGACGCCAGGCCCTCCTCGGTGACCGTGTAGCCGAGCGACGGGTTCGCCATCGCCCAGGCCTCGCGGTCCTGCAGGCGGCAGTCCGCGCTGTGGATGTCGTTCGGCCGGCCACACGTGCATTTCACGTCGTCCGGCGCCGACCACTCGAAGAAGCCGAGCGACGGGTCTGCGGCGGCCGGGTTGGCCGCAGCCGCCTGGCCCTTGGCCTGCAGGTCGTTCAGGACCACGCTGCGGTCGTCGCCAGCGTTGGAGAACGCCCAGACCTGCGGGTTCCGCCGGGCCATCGTCGTCTTGGTGACGGCGGCCCAGGAGGACCAGTTGTGGTGCTCGCGCAGCTCATCCAGGTTCACATCGTCACCGGAGAGGCCACGACCTCCCTTGCGGGAGGCTGCGGCGATCTTCCAGCGGGACCCGTTCGTGAGACGCAGCGCCTTCTTGCCGTTGGTCTTGTCGATGTGCTTGATCTCGACCGCCAGGTCAGGAACGGACTCGACGATCTCGACGGCCTTGTCCCAGGACTCCTCGGAGATGTCCAGGTTCTGGGCGGTACCGATCACCAGCGGCACCTGCAGGACGAACATCTTCCACAGGTTCTTGACCTCGACGATCGTGGTCTTTCCGTTCTGCCTGGCCACCAGCACGATCACCGTGCGAAACCGGAACCGGCCGTCGGGGCGCAGCTCCAGCGCGTGGATCAGCAGCCAGCGCTGCCACGGCAGAGGCTCGATCCCCAGCACTTCCTCGGCGAACTCCAGGGCGGAGAAGCCCAGCGAGGTGGCCGACGTCAGCGAGCAGCCACAGCCACACGGGCCAGGACGGCCAGTGGTGACCGGCGGGGTGAAGAGCCTAGGCGTCGTGCTTCCGAGCAGCGGCGGAGCGTAGGTCAGCAAGGCGACCTCCGATCGGCTTCTCTACCTTCAGGGCCGCACGGGCCGCCGGTGCGCCGCCGAGGTCCCTCAGAACGCCCTGCAGCTGCGGGCCGAGCCATCCGACGGTCTTGGTGACCTCGCACATTGCCTCCAGCTTCTGGAGGCGCTTGAACATCGACTGGTCGCCGGCGAACTCGCGCTGCAGATCGGCTAGCTCCTCGGCGCGGTCGACAGCCTTTTCGATCTCCTCGGCCTGCCTGAGAGCGAGAGTCTTCATGGCCCCGTCGCTGGGAGTGAGCCATGTCATCTCGTCGAGCGCGGCCTTGACTGCGTCGCGCAGGTCGGGGGCACGTTCACGGGTTTCCTCGGGGACGGCGACCAGTTTGCGGGGTGGCATCTCGTCTCCTATCCGACCAGCGCCGATGCGAGATCAAACCTCTTGTGGCACGGAACGCACATGGGTCGGTAGTGGCCGATGTCGAGGCTGAACGAACCACGATCGGAAGCCCGCTCATCCTGGTCTGCATGGTCGTAGGCCCAATGGGCCGCAGAACCCCCGCACCCGGAGCAGGTACGGCCCGAAGCCGAGCCGCGTGCGGCATATACGCGCCAGTGAGCCGCTCCGTAGCCGACGTCATCACGGACCATGTAGACCGTGGCCGGATCGCCAGACCGGAGCGAACGGTCATAGTGCTCCTTGCACCAGCCCAAGCCAGCGTGTGGCTTTTCGCAATCGTCGATCTCGCAGACGCCCCGCACCTTCGTCTTGTCAATCGTCGGGTCGCCATAGCGGTGCTGACGCATGGTGTGCGTGCTGCACATACGGCGGCGCTGGTAGCGCGGCTTAATGCAGCCATCGATGACGCAGGTATCGTTGCTCACGTTCGATCTCCCTAAAGGATCGGGCCGTGCCTCGGGGTGGTTCTAGCCACCGCCGAGGCCTTGTTTTGTGCGGAAGGCCCAGCACCTGGAGATGCCGAGCCTTCCTCCCCGCCGAGATCAAGGGCGGGTTGCTAATGAGGTACTTCGTCGATCGGGGTCATTAGTGGGAGTGATCAGAAAATGTCACTCGCTGTCACGTCACAGAGGGTCACTAAATTGCTCGGAGCACTCCGCCCCCCAGTAGGGGGGCCTCAGGGGGAGAGGAAGCCGAG